AACCTATAACCTGGATATTAGATGTTGAACTTTCCGGACATATAAGTATGTAACCACCGTTAGATTCGGCTGCGGTAATATCAAAAACGTAGTATCCATTTTCAAGTTCGGTAGGATTCGTATCATCGACAGCATTAGCCTCCCCCCCATCTATTCTAAGATTTGCTGTTATATTTGCTGCGTCACCTGTCTTAGGGGTATTATCAGTTTCATCGAAAGCAAACACATACCATTTTTGATCTGCTATATTCTTGAACATTAGAGTCCACTCCCCTGCATTAATTTAGAATAAAAATGAGGTACTAATATTCCTCCCACACTACTACTATAAGTTCTCCATGTCATATCATAATTAGATGGAGCCCAATTCTCCCCAGTAGAGGCATAATACTTTCCCCCATCCGCGTAATTGTCCAATCCTGTTTGTTGTAGCCACCTGAACCGGTTAGAAGCATCCGTCCAACCATCTCCGACAACTATTCCATATTTAGTAGCATTAGATAACGCGACCGGCACGGTTAAAATACATTGGACCCATTCTCCAGCAGAATTAGTTGTTATTCCGGAGATATCTACTGAGCAAGTTGCAATAGAAGAATTATCGGGATATTCCGATATATCTACTCCGTGAATCTCTAATGTAATATTAGGAGGAGTCCCCTCCCGGTACATTAACAATTCCACCATCGATAGTGTATAGGCCGACGTAGTTAGAAATGTACTTGCTAACCGGTAATCAGCAGAGCCCAATGCTGCTGCTGCGTTGCTTGTCTCATGGGATTCTTCTAAGTTATAAGCCATACTAAAGTCTTTTTATTAAAAGATAAACTATAATGGGAATAGCACCGCCAATAATGCCCCAGATGCCACTTTTGACTTTCAACTTAGCAATTTCCACCAGAATTTTAATCTGTTGGTCTCGGAGTTTTGTAAAGTGTCCCTCTATCCAAGTTCTTTCCTGTTCCGTAAGCATTACGATAAAGCTCCATATTTCTTTTTCCTCTTTTTGGAAGCTATGGTTTTGGCTATAGCCATCCCGTATTTTCGCTTCCATCTTTTGTATATCTCAGGCTCGTTATGCTTGAGATACGCCATTTGTTCATAACTTTTGAAGGGCATTTAATATCCCATATTAATCTGAATTGGCGTCTCTTTTTCTGTTTTATATTTATCGAAAGTAAACATCATTTTAATACTTTCAATATCTTGCATAAATAAATCAGAAGGCATACTACAATTAAGAACAGGACTAAACCCGCCAACGAGTAATCCTCTCACAATCCCATCCATACTAAACACAGGACCTCCACTATTCCCAGGATGGGCAGCACTATCGGACGTGAAGGCCACCTCCCAACCATAAGGTTCTCCATATCTTGAAAGGCTATCCCAATCTCGATCAAGCCCACTTACGATACCAAGTGTAACAGAATTGAAGTTGATTTTACCATAGGGACTACCAATGATGAACACAGGCTGACCTAACACACAGTCTTTGATACTCCCAAACTTGGCTGGTTTCAAAACCGGCTTATCAACCTTGATAAACCCTACATCATAATCCTTATGGGATATGGCCTGGATACCCTTGATCTTAGTACCATCGTTCAGAATAATCTCATAATGAGTACCATCCACAACGTGCCTGGCCGTTACAACGATGTCCTCAGTAATAGCCACGCCGGAACCTTGCCACTTGTCACACATGATGTGGACTACGGATGGCAGTACTTCCTGTATTCTGTTCGGGAACTGGGTGGTTACGGCTGGTTTTATATTACTCTTCAAAAAACACAAACCCAAACACCCCAAACATAATGCAAATACAAATATAGCACACAACAGATCAATTCTAATATAATCCCATAATTTGTTGATCTTCATATTTTATTCTCCTCGTGCTACTAATGCCTGTCTTTCCGTTTCTTCTGCATCTTCATCCTGTAGGCCATGAAGATAATCACTGTCCTTGCCGGATATAAATTGCATTGTCTCCTCGGCTGTCACGGGAGAAAACAACCGATGCCGTAGTTCCTCCGCCTTTTCACGTCCAAAGTTAGACAGTGATTTCCCTATATTAAGTACGTCTACAAATACATCTTTTGGTCTTCCAAGCCATTCGGCTATAACGAATGAGCCAATTTTATTATATCTGACTAAGAAAACCTTGCCCCTACGTTCACGGTCATTTTCTACAAGCCGGTCAAGCCACCGGGCCAATTCTCCGCCAATTATTGTATGCTCATTGGTATTATAATTTGACACCATTCCCAACATAACATTCCTCGCTAAGGTTTTTCATTTTCTTTTTTTTCAGCCACTTGTTTTGGATAAGGAGGACCTATTAATTTAAGCCCACAAAGAACAGTGGACACACCAGGAAGATTTCTAATTCCGTTAGCCTTAAGAGCAATATCACATAAGCCTGTTATTAACTCTTTGCCTTCTACATCGACTTCTATTTTTACTATCATTTTTTCCCTTTCAACTTATTAATTTGTGCAGTAGAAATTCCGGCTTTCCGAAGACGTTCCTCGATGGTAGGTCTCTCGAAAGCTTTGCCATTGAAATACGTTGGTTCAGTTGTTTTAGGTTCAGTTGTTTTCTTTTTCTTCTTTAGGCTCTGAAGATATCTATATCCAGCAGGACTATGCCCACCTCTTTTTTTGATATTAGCCAAAGCCTTAGCTAATCTTTCGCTTGACATTACTCGTTCCTTTTAATATGAATCTTTGAATCCGTAAATCTCCAATCCGAATGACCCATCCGTCTCTGCTATCCTGATTGGATTATTACGTCCAATCTTCAAAGCATGAGGAAGATTCACTACATTTGTAGGAATTACTCCATTAGTATTCAAAGCCCCTGTTTTATATGTAATTGTTTTCTTTAACGTATGAGGATCAATAGGGAAACCCACCCCATTGGTCCAGGATGTATTTGCGGAGGTTCCATCATTACTCCCCACTAAGTCACTGTGGGCTGTTCCCGTACCCTCATCTATATTCCAGGCAGCAGAAATATTAGTCTCTGTTCCTATAAACTTACTACCCGCACCGTTGGCCCACAAAGTATCCATAACCGTTGAAGAAAGAACTCCACCTTTATACAAAGCAAAGGAACTAATATAGAAGGTCTTAGATGCTCCGCCTGTTATCACCAAATCAGTTGATCCACCGTCGATACTATCGACATCAGATATATCTACCGCAGTAGCCGCCGAAATATTATCAATATACATTGTTAATCCGGTTTCGGAACCGGCGTCGATGTTGATTACGACCCAATGCCACCGATTATCATTAACTACATTACGGCTTGTAATTGTGGCTGTATCCGACCCGTCACCTACCGTGCAAAATAGCTTCCCGTTGGCATCAATGCCAACCAACCAGCCATCATCTGCCCCATCATGCTTGTTAATCATTGTTGCCAAGGAAATAGCAGTAGATTCTACCTTAATCCCAAACACTATAGCGAAATCACCCGTTCCCGGCTCAAGAGCGGCATTGTCACCAACTGTAAAAGTATTATTCGCAGCGGAAAATTTCAGGGATGACCTCCGCAAGAAGCTAAAACCATCCGAGTCTTCACCTCCTGTTAGAACAAACCCTGTGACGTAGTAGCTCATGTTAGCTCCTGGAGCGTCAGCAAGTTTAGTGAACGCAGCAGAACCAGCATTTGTATGAGGAATCGGAAATCCGTCATCTGGTTTCATTACGCGAATTTCTTGAGACATAGTTATTTCTCCAAATAAGAAAAATCGTGTCCCCTCATATCCTCAAGGGGACACGCGATTAAGTGCAAACTAATCTTAGGTTATTGCCCCGGCTACCGGAACCAAGAATCCACTTGTGTCGATAGCGTCGGTAGTCTTACAATTGTAGCTTCGGCAGGAGCCTGGGTCAACTGCTGTTGCGTCAACATCGGTTACATAGATGTTGTCAATCAGGTATCCTAACGCAGCCGCACTAAACTGTAGTGCATGGTCTCCAGCTTGGTCGTTCTTGAGAGTACAGCCTTTGACCTTTACTCTTGTAAGGACAGCATCAGAATTAACTGCTGCTTCGGCAAAGTCACCATCGATATCGCAATCGATAATTTTTACGTTGTCCTGTACTTCATCCAGGAAGATACCGGCAGAACATCCGGCTGCGGTCCCGGCGTAGATGTTGACGTTCTTGATTGTCAAGTCGTCACAGGAATTTGCAGCCGAGTCCTCGATGACGTTGACGGCCTCATAACTGGTAATCGTGGCAGTAATGTCCAGATTCTCCAGGGTAACACCAGTGGCATTAACCAGGATGACTCTCGTGACATCGACAGCCGTGATTGCGATGTTGAAATTCTTGAGTGTAGTATTAGCACCTGATACAGTGATAACACAACCTGCGGTAGCAGCCAATCCAACTGTAAGAGTCGGACGCCTTGCACCTTCACCTAAGCCAATAACCTTAGTACTTGCTACGTCGAGTGCAAAAGCCGTAGCGGAGTTTATGGTTTCAGTGTGACCAGGACCTACAAGAATAACATCGTCGGCGTTAGCCGTAGTTAGACCGATAGCGTAATCGATTGTAGCAAGGGGCTTATCGAGTGAGTGCCCGTGCTCACCGTCGTCAGCGTCCAAAGCGTTTGCAGTATTTGAACTATCTACAAACAGGACAGCAGAATTAGTGAGCATTGACAGGCCCAAGGTACTGAGGTAAGGCATAATTTGCCAACCGTATTTGGAAATTAAGTCACTTACCTTGAACGGGGTTGTTGCAGCCATTTTGAAATCTCCTAAACTAAACTAAACTATTGATTCAAAATAAACCAGGGAGCCTAAAACACCAAACCGACAGTTGAGAAAGGAAGAAAAATGACGGCTCCCTGGTTAAAAACTTATTTACTTGTCTATTCTTAGAGCATTGTTGCTTCCGTGAGGCCCGTTAATTTAACTCCGCGAGGATCAACGGGGCAAATTAAACAGTAGTACCAGAACGGAGACTCCAGTAAATCCTGGGGCTGACCGCTGGACGAATGTGAAACCATGAACACGCCTGAATGTCCACCGAGCGGAGCAAGGAACTCAATCTCCTGGCCCATACTGGCCTCGGTTCCACCTAATTTCGGGGGACTATATCTCTTGATATTGTCGCCCCCGAACTTCAAGGCGTACAAGGTCTTACTCAAACACATCGGACTCATAACCCACTCGTAGACCCGACCACCAAATTCGTAGGATATCTGAGACCAACCACCTTTAACCTTTAGTGACTTACCTGTTCTATCGTAGTTTTGTCTGTTATTATAGAGACCGGGTTGTTCGAGCCACTTCAACTGAACACCTTGTGTCGTGATAATTGTGTCCAAAGTCTCGCCAGGATAAGCATCCAGGTATCCACCGATGTAACCATTAATTACATTATCGGTAAGAGGACCATTGATAGCCTTCACCTGAGATTTGAACTGTGGGTAAAGAGCTAAGTCAAGAGCGGCTGAACCAGATGCTCCACCCATAATATACCCAGATGATTTTACCCAACTGTTAATCCCCCAACTAAATTGAGGTCGTGTGGCAGTTGTATAACGAGTTGTCTTTGCGAATACAATCCAATCGTCAGCAGCCGCAGCCTGTCCAGCTTGGAACACGTCACCACTGGAGCCAGAACCGTAGTTCGGCAGACCACCATCGACTGAATCGATAGGACGGAGGATTATTTTCTTGCCGAGGTAATCGACAGAGACAATAATCAGATGCACATAATTAGCCGTAGTGTGCTCGTAGTTTCGTACATCTGTGCCGTCAGTAGCAACACCGTCCTGGAGTGTACCAGAACTGTCAGCTACAAGGTCAAGCCGCATACCTTGACGGAAATTGGCGATACGACCATACTGCTCATTGATTGTAATGTCAATGTAGTCCGTCCAAGTTGAGTTCTCAGCGATAGCTGAGATCCGACCTAAAACCTGATTCTCATTGCCGGAAGCATTTGTCACGACATGAGAGAAAAAGCTCGAAGCCTCATAGATTGCTTTCAACTTGGCTACAGCCTTCATATCCCTACCGACCTTTTTGATCTGAGCCGCGTTAAGCAGGTCAGCCTGTTTCCAGGCAGCAGGTATACTAAAATTACCTACAACCTTATGCAGCGTAAGTTCCCTTTTGATATCACCAGTATGAGGAACCTCAGAAGCTGCCGGAAAGATAGAAAGATTCGATGCGGAAGTGCCCTCAGCTAACAACTGAGCCTGATTACCAGAAATGGTAGTCATGCCCGGACCGAGCGGATCGCCCGATTCCATTAAACCAGCTACGCCGGTCTCATAAAGGTGAATAACTTTATAACCTCGACCGAGTCCCTCTTGACTCTTTACCCCAAAAGCCGTCCTCTTAATCTTATCGAAGACCGGGGCTATAGCGGGGCCCATCTCGTGAATTATCTGTGGAAGCTCCTCACTAACGAGATTATCTAATGAATCCATCGCTTGTGCCATTTTACTAACCCTTAATAAATACCATAAACATTATTTACGTTTTTAACTGGTAAATATCTTAGGATTTCAATCTCGCGTGATTATCGCTGCTTTCTTAGCTGTTGAACAGCCTTTTGCATATACCTTTGGACAAGGTTGCTTTCATCCTTATCGTCCACCGAAGAAACACGCTCAATTGGCTCGTCGGCTTGGATTTCAGATGGGAGTCCTGCACCCGGTCCCAGGCCCAAGATGATGGGTTGCTGGTTGGATTTCTTTGGGATACCAAGTTCGGTCAATTGCTTTCGTACCATCTGTACGCTCGCAGTAATCGTCTCGGCCCCAAACGGTTCGCCATTCTGAATCTTCCTCAGAACATCCTTACTTACCATATCTTTGACAGTTGACAATACTTTATCACTGTCTTCACCTACTATCATTTTACCAATTATCGCATCTTTGTCAACCGCTAAATCGCAAGAATTTGTAATTTCTTTTCGGGCATCCTCAATGTGTCTATTGGTCGAATGAGTAAGTATTGCTCTGGCCTCCGCAGGTTTCATCCCCATGAATTGTTCAAATTGCTTGTCAAAATCAGAGGTAGTCTGCTGTTTGTCAGTATTCTTGTTAGCATTAGAATTATTGTTGCTGTTATCAGCATTTGAGTCTTCATTCATATAGGCCATAAATTCCTCCGAATCAACCTTTAACAATCCGGATAATTCTTTTACATCGGCTTCGGTTGGTTCACCTTCTGAAATAGTATCCACGAGTGTCTGAATTCTTATCCCACGTTCAGCTTCTTTTTTTGCGGCTGCGGCTTCTTGGAATCTCTTATCGGCCCCGCCAGATTTCGTTGCAAGGGTAATTAGTTCATCGGTAGTGAGTGTTCTTTTCTCGCCATCAATGGTTACTTCGTGAGTATCCGAACTGGAAGTTTTATTACCAGTATCGCCATCCCCACCTCCACCACCTTGGCCGGTCGCAGTTCCAGTATCCCCCCCATCGACATTGGCGTTATTTGCGTCCCCGGCTCCACCGTCGTTATCGTAGACCATAAAAGGACTACTGAATAGTGTAGTTAGAAATCTTTTCATCTTTGTTCCTTTCAACTAAATTAAAATATAACAAAACCTTTTACTTTTTTTCATTGGTTTTTGCTCCGGAATTTGGCAATCTTTCATAATGACGAGGAGCACAATCGCCATTTCTATCTATTGTTAGCATAGCCGATATACATAAACAAGCTGCTTTCTTTAGATTTTTTCTGAATTTTTCTGGGGTATATTCTTCATTCCTACCTGCGTAGGCTCCAGCAGCAACATAATTACAAATATAAGAGCACCAATCATTTGCGGTATTCTTATCATCAAAATCAAATCCCCATAGTTTTATTTGACGAGATACTTCTTTATCTATTTCCTCCAGAATAGTAATTAATAAATTATTTGTATCTTCATCGAAATCGAACATTTCGGTATTTTCATTTAGTACTTCGCTCATCTTTGTTCCCTTCTCTTAAATTAAAATTGAGGTTGGATACCTTCTTGTGGAGGCATCATTTCTTGTTCTGCCGCATCTTCGACATTTGGCATTCCTTCTGGAAGTTCACCTAAATTAATAGTGTGTTCATCATAGTGCTTTATAAAAGCATCGCGTACTTCTGCGGAGGCCGCGTAGAATTCAGGACGAGCCATAAAAGCATCGAGAACTTCTTTGTGAATAACGTGCATATCACGTTCACTTACAATAACTTTTCCGGGTTTTTCACCATCTCCGAACAAAGCTATATTTTCCATTTTAGCTCTACGATAGTTCTGCCAGGAAACGATGTCACCTACAGGGATATCCAATCCCTTCTCGCGTACCATGAAATTGAACTCATTCATGGTAAGGCGACCCTCTTTGAAAGCTTCCTTTAACTCCATCTTCTGTTGTTCCTTAGAGATAGGAATTTCGGAGGCCACATTAATATTGACTTCATTAGGGGAGGGAATAGCATTCTGAGCTAAACTAATATTTCCGGTTTCTACATCGAGGTTTATTCCAGCTAAATCATCGTCGAGATTACTAACGCTAATGACCTTAGTACTTGGCCATATATCCCTACATATTCCAAGCATTGCACGATAAACACCAGCTATGGCTTCGGCCACGTTCTTAGCAGTGGGAGATAGTGGAATACCACTTGTCTCGTATAGGAAACCTAAACCCGATGCAGAGTCAACACGACCCGGAGAATCGCCTTTCATTAAATCGGTAGGTTGATTGGAGAGTTTATCCATTAAATTACTGGCTATCATGGCCGCATCTATTTGAGGTTTTGACATTTTTGCAGGTTGCCACTGGAAAGGTTTCAGATCAGGGGAAGTATAATCTGGCTCATACGCAATTCGCTTGATACCATCTTTCCCCCGAAAAGCATCGGTGGGGGTCCCCAGAGAAGTAGGCCATAATGTCACACCGTACAAATCATAATCTGCAACAGATTGAAATAAGCTGCTTAAACTGTACTCGGCCTCGGTATTCAAAGGAATAAGCTGGTCAACAAAAGAACGGCCATAAAATCCACCGACGATAATGTCTCTTGCTACCTGCACAGGCATGTAGTATTTCTGAGCAGAATGGTCATGGCGGTATAATTGTACTAATTTACTTTCACTTCCGGCAAAGATAAAATACTCTGCCAGATGTCCATCGGATGTTTCAGTCCAGGCTTCGACCAGTAAAGTAACATCCATCTGAGTCTTATCCTTCTTGGAGCCCTTGCCTTTCCATTGAGTTTCTACCTGACTATTGCTGGCTCTAACGTAGAAGCCTCCTCCGGTAGAAGCAATAGAAGCCGAACCTTGGAACTTAGATGTTACATCGGCGGGTAAGTCACCTGTCGGAACCTTGACTTCATCTAATCCTTTCCAAACTTTCTTGCCTTCTGCCGGAGTTATAGCGAGATTCTTGACCCATTGAGTGGGGACATGACGGATTCTCATTAAACCTCTTTTATCAGTTGGAGAGGAAACATCGATTGGAATTGGAATTAGTTCCCAAGGGGGAATCACTTCTATTCCAACACTATCCGGACCTTCTACCCACAAACCAAATCCTATTGTACCATAATGCAATAGAGGAGGGAAGGCACTCAAAGCCAAACTGGAAACTTTAGCTTGTGGAAATATGGAATCCAGAACAACTTGAGCGGTACTCGCTTTCCGTAATCCATCAAGGCTTTGTCCCTTCCGGGTAACAGCAGGGGCCAGATTAATTGTTAAGAGCCTGCCAAGTTGAGCCTGATATTTAGAAAGAATTTCTTCGTACTTGAATTTTAGAGTCCCCGAACCATCCAGATAGGAAGCGTTGAGAGTTCCACCCCCATAGTTGATATTAGTAAAATTCCGAATCCCTCTCATATAGAAATGATTAATCCACCAATTAATAGAGATAGGATTCATTCTGGACCTGCCAGTAGAAACAAGATATTGAAAAATTTCCTGTACTTGCTTTGTATTGGCGGGGGTGTCCTTTGGCAATGAAAAAGTGAAAGCCACTATTTACCTCCTACGGATATTACATAATCTTGATTCTTCGATTTTTCTTCCTTCTTACCTTTCACTATTCCAGCGGCGACACCTGCAAGAGGTTTTGACGGTTGACGATCTTGTGCGACTAAGGCCCTTAGCGTTTCCGGTTTCTCATCCTTACCAGCTATAAGCAAAAGAAGCTGACTGTTGACTTTGTTGACATGGTCTATCGATTTAAGTAAAGCTGCTGTGAGTACATATATCAATAAGACAATCGCCATAATGAATACCACAGCAATGACACAGACTACAGGTATCAGAATATTCATTTTGCCTCCTTACAATCAATAAAAGTATAGTTTGATAGGTGCATATTTAATCTTTTGCCATCAAATTTTTCTTCAAATTTCCCTGTGTAATCTTCATAGTCAGCTTCTAACAACTTATCGAATAATTTGCGGTCTTTTTCTTTGATTAGATACCAGTGACCATCTTCGTCACTCTCGAAACATTGCCGTTCAGGTTCCATTTTTTCTTCCTTTCTATTTCTGTTCTATTTCTGTTTAGGAGCAGTAGTTCCCATATTCTCTATTATAGCATGGGTTTAATGATTGTCAAGCTCTTTTCTCCATCGAATATGATTTTCTATAATATGGCCAATCCTCCGCAAAATTAGGAAACTTACCCCAATGAACAGGATGGATTTTAGGATCATCATTAAAAACCTACATGTCTTTGTAGAACTTAAATCCGCTTAATCTATTGACTTCTCGTTTGATTTTGTTTCGTCGGCCTTTGCAGTATCGACAATTGCAGTACTTATGTTTGGCCTTATTATTGTGAAAATTCTGAGTTGTAAACAATTCAGCGTTAAGATATCCAATCTTATTATATGGTTTTTGAAATTCGCTCATTTTTCTACCCTACAATATTGGTTTGACCCCGTTGTATACGGCGGTCATTTGGATTTATAATACTTTGTCTTGCTCTTTGGCTCAGGAGATTCATCATCTCATCTGTTATCTGGCTGGATGGAATACCGGACAGCAATGGAGTGCCTTTTACTATAGGCATATTTCGTCTTATTCTTTCAAGAAGACCGGGTTTTCCTCTTTCCCTTACAAACTCCCTTCCTCGGTTCTTAACAACATAACCACTCATCGCTATTGTGTCGATTGCGTCATCGTGAGGAAGTAAAGCTAAATCAAGAGTGAAATCTTCGGTCTGTTGGTATAACTGATTAAATGGCCATTTATCGGCAAGATGAGCCGGGTACTTAATCCGGCCAGGACGGAATCTCCATTCAAGACTTGCTATTCTCTGTGGTTTAGAGACTTTGGAGGGATATGTCACCGGAAAGACTTTGGCTCTCCAAGGCTGTTCCTGTTGTGTCTCCATCTCAGTCACGTATTCTTGGACGGCTTCAGCAAAACTCATTTGAATACTAACAGCCTCGATACCGAGAACACGAGGTCTCCAGGCTAATCCCTTCTCATAAATTAAATTCATCAAGATATCATCTTTAGCCCGGCCAAGCCACATATCTAAAATCCATAGAGTATTCATGGTGTCAAATCCCAGGATGGCTATGCAGGAGTAGTCATTATACTGAGAGAGCCCTCCGCCATAATCGAATGTAAGAATCCTAAACATAGGACGAACAAGCTCAGTAAATGGTTTCTCGTTTTCGACATAAACACGTCTGCCTGGCTCCAGTATTCGTTCGTTCCACTTTATAATACCTGTATGATTCAGAGGATTTTTCCAATCAAACTCCCCATCAACCGTATATTCATTCTTGCGGGGGTCAATAATTAAAATTCTATCCTGACTCGATACCGGCTCGTTACAATACTCAGAGGCAAAAGAGGAAGACCCTATCTCTTCGCGTCGGGCTTCGAGGACATCTTGTGGCCACTTTTCTGGCCATAGTACATAAGCCTTATTCTTATCGTGTTCATCGTAGGCGATAGCCTTGTAAACTTTACGATTCCAGAAATCAAATCGAGGGTCGTCTCCGGTTGTAGCATGATATAAAAAGGAACGACGATTGATAAGAGTCCCAACCCAATAAATAGAGGAGCCGGACTCAAGCATCGGTATGATCTGACGAAACAAGATCATCTCGAACTTCTCTATAAGGTTCTGGGCAGCTGCTTGTGAATCCGAATCTGGGTCGTTCTCCGGGTCATCAAGGATAAATAATCTGGGACGTCCACCACGCTTTTTGCCCATAACAGATAAACCTCGAATGACAGCCCCATTCAATAAAGACAGTTGATGGTGATTCCAGATCTTCTGTCCTCTTGGGGGCTTCATCTCTCCGAAGTCCTCGATGATTAATTGATTCTCCGTAAATTGCTGAATCAGCTTGTCGAACCGATCTTCTACGAGCCTATCAGTAGCAAGTCCAAGAGTCA